GGAGAGAGGTAAGGGTTGAAGTATGGCAGTTAAGACATTAGTCCCAAGTGGATCAAAGGCTAACAATGCTCCTCAAAACGGTGCTAAATCAAATACACCAGGAGGAGACACATATATTCAATTATCTTCACCTGTATTCAATGCAAATGCAGAGGGAGAAACTAGAAAAATCAAAGACCATGGCTATTGGGTTAAAAAAGTAGGAACGGACATTTAATGGTTAGATATATTAACGGAAAAGATAGACCAACAGAAATTAATGTGAGAGTAAGTACAGGTGATGGATCTACTCAAGGATTTACTTGTACTCAAGGAATGACGGTTGATAAAGTATTAGTCACTGAAAACGGTGTCTTACAAAGACCGACTGCCGACTACACTATTTCAGGTACTACCTTAACATTAGGAACTGCACCAGAAGTTGGTGTGCAGGTTATTATAAGAGAATTACCAATTTAAAAAAGGATAAATAGTAGTATGACAACAAAGATTACAAATGCGAATTTAACTACTAGAACAATTGAGGCTGATAAAGTAAAATCAAATGTTCTAACAGCAGACGAAATCGCTAACAATGCGGTTACATCAAACGAGATTAACGATGGTGCTATAGTCAATGCAGACATAAGTCCATCAGCTGCTATCGCAAGTTCTAAAGTATCAGGTGTCGCTACTTCAAGTGAATTAAATACAATCAAAGATAATATCGGTTTATTAGGTTTTAAAATGGCTGTTAACGATAGTTTAACGGTCTTTAATTTTGTTGATGGTGTTGTTGATGAGTTCCATGATGAGTCAGGTGTTGAAGAAACTGCAAGTTCTAACGATAGATACGTTGCTGCTTCAGATTACTACATCAACTCTACACAGGATGATGGTCAATCATCTCCAATGGGAACATTTGCAGGCGGATTTTTATTTGAAACAGGTGTTGGTTCGGTAACTGAACCAGATACTTCAACAGCACAAGCAGTTCACCCACAATCATATTCAACATTTGGTCATCACTATCAGGATGGTCAATATTCAGTTGACCCAAGTGTAAGTACTATAACGGTTAAAGGTTGGGGAGGCGGAGGACGAGGTCCTTATAACCAACCAAACTTTATGAGAGGTACTGGAGGTGGTGGAGGCCACGTTTCTGGTAACTTAACGGTAACTGGAGGTCAAACGGTTTATATAGGAGTTGGTGTAGATAATCAAACACCAAACTCTACAGCAGTTTTAAAAGGTCCTGGTAATCCATGGCCAACTTCTAACCCAATGAGTAATAACCACCCAGGCACAGGAATATATGCTTACTTTCCTGACTCAATAGATAGTGGTGGTTGGGGACAAAGGGTATCAGGTCACGGTCACTTTGGTGGCGGTGGTTCAATGTCATACGTAACCGTTGGTCCTGCAGAGATTGATTGGGAAAATACAGGAAATACTTTTGGGGTTACAACTAACTCTACACCTCAGGTTGCTGGGGCATCTCCACCTTATTCACCAGGTGGACAAAGAATGAATTACACACCTATTTCACCACAAATCGCATTTGTTGCTGGTGGTGGAGGATGTGCAAACGGTTCACAACCACTAGGTACACCAACAAGAAATGGTGGTGCTGGTGGGGGACAAACTGGAGAAGCTGCAGGCGCAGGCGAACAAACATCACACGGACCAAACGGTGGTGGTGGAGGAGACCAAGAACAGGCGGGTACAAAACACCCTTCTGGTGGTGGTCCAGACGGTTTCGAAACAGAAAGATTTATGCACACTGACCAGGCTGGTGCAGGGATGGGATTCTTTGCAGGCGGCGGTGGTGGTGGTCAAATGGGTCACCATGGTGCATGGGCAGGTGGTGGAGGATCATCTTACTTTGGTCACCCACAGGTTGCTTCTGGTGCTACAACTGCAGGTTCTGGTACAAGTGTTGCTGACTCAGGCGATCCTGAATATCAACCAGGTGTTGGTAATGGTGTAAACTATTGGAATACATCTCAAGGTGGTTATGTGTTTATTACTGCAACAGGATTTAATGCTGCTTCAACAACTGCAACAGATTTAGTTTCAGAACCATTTACTGCTAATTCAGCACCATCAAGTGCAAGAATAGTAGTATTCGAAGAAAACATTGCTACGCCTACATTGAATACAGACATCATCGCTAGAGTAAGTAGAGATGGTGGTTCTAACTTCTCACAGGCTACTTTATCAGATAGTGGTTATGTGACAGGTTCTTCTGGTCAAAGAATTTTGACTGGTACTGCTGACGTATCTGGTCAACCATCAGGTACTTCAATGAGATGGAAGTTAGAGTTAAGAAATAACGCTGTTAAGATACACGGTGTATCTCTTCAGTGGGCTTAATTTAAACTACTAAATAATAATACATTATGTCATTCGATTTTAAAAAATATATACCTACAAATTTTAAGTTTCCTAAAAATCCAGACGAGGACTTTGCAAAGGTAACGGTTAATAAAAATCGTTATCAGGAATTACTTAAACAACACCAAGAGAATCCTGAAAAAGTATCTAAAGAAAGATTAGAGAAGTTTCGTGCAAGATGGATGGAAAATGAAGAAGATAGATTTAGAAGATGGGAACAACAATTTCATCAACAAGATTTAGAGAAAAAATTATTAAGAGACTACTCAACATTTAAAGACAATCCAAAAGAATATCTAAAAAGAGCATTAGATTTAGGCTCTAGAGGTCAAGGTATGTTTTCTAAATGGTGGTGGACTAAACCTCCAAGACCTGCAGGTAAGGGTAAAATGACTCAGTCTCCACTTACAGGTCGTTGGCGACAAGATTACAAACCTCATAGAAGTAGAAGAATTAGAGATTGGTTAAAGGCTGCTGAAGAAGGCGATGTATTTACAGGATCGTTAAATCCTAATAGAATACCTATAAAAAGAAATGAAACTACAAAAGAAGAAAGACATCAACACCACGAAGCAACTCAAAAGAGAGCATTAATGAAGTGGAGATGGTTACTAAAAGAGTCTAATTTCTTAGGTAGTAAAGATGATAGAAAACGAAAACTTATGTGGGATGATCCTATATCAGGTTTTGAAGATATAATGGACGAAAACCACTAGTTATTGACATTATATTAAGAAAGTGATACAATATTAATATGAGTGAAAATGAAACTAAAAAAGATGTGCCTCTTACATCTATAAAACAACTAGAGAATATCAGATTAAATAAAAATTTCTGTTCAATAGTTCATACAGATATATTAAGTCCTAAACAATGTGAGGCTATTAACAAAGAGATCGTACCTGAGTTATGGTCAGATGTTAGTACAAAAGACACAAACATAATCAAAAATATTCAAAGACAGGCATTGCCTATGAATACAGATGGTTGGCCTTTAACATATTTTTTAGCAGGTCTTAAAGAAGCAGATTCAGAAAAATTTAAATTTGATTTAAGAGGTTTTATGGATAATGATGCGCCTACTCTATGGCAGTTTTCTAAAGGTAGTTCTTATGATTGGCACGTAGATATAGGTAACAATTTTCCTACTAGAAAATTAAGTTTCATAGTTCAATTATCAGATCCTAAAAGTTATGAAGGTGGTGATGTAGAATTTTTAAATAGTAAAACTGATAAAGATGCGTTAAGACAACAAGGAAAATTAATTATATTTCCTTCTTTTATAACTCATAGAATGTCAAAAGTGACAAAAGGTGTTAGACACGCCATTGTCGGTTGGGTACATGGTCCTACTTTCTTTTAATTATGACAAATACAAATGGTTCTACAATAGACACAACCTTTGCAACTAAAATATTTCATAAGATATTACCTAACTTTGAAGAAGAAAATAAAAAAATCATAAACAGATTATATACTCTTAAAAATACAACAAAGGGTTTAGAAAGATCAAATCAATTAGGTTGGCATAGTGGTGTCAACATACAAAGTTATCCTGAATTTGATGAATTTAATAAACATTTAAAATTTACATTAGGTGAAATATTTACTTTTTATGATTATGATCCTAATTTTCAATTAGATGTTCATTCATTTTGGGGTAATATTAATCCTAAATACGGATACAATAATACACACTCTCACCCACATTGTTTGTGGTCAGGCGTTTACTATGTTCAAACACCAGAGAATTGTGGTAATATTCACTTTGTTGATCCAGTAAAACCTAGAATACATTATCAAGCACAATTTAGAAATGAAAAAAGTTTATTAGCATCATCAAGTATATACTACCTTGCAGAGACCAGTAAGTTAATTGTTTTTCCTGCATACTTAGAACATTTTGTAAAACCTAATATGTCTGATACAGACAGAATATCTTTATCTTTTAATATAAGACTAAATCCTAAGACATATAAATAGTCTGATAGGAGATAGATATGGCAGTTACCGTAAAAACGGCAGAAAACTTTTCAATAGATCAAGGTGCAGACTTCAGTAGGACTTTAACGGTCACAACTGATGGTACCACTGCTTATGATATTTCAGGTCTAACTCTTCAGGCACAAATGAGAAAATCGTTTGCGTCAACAAGTGCAACTACATTTACCTGTACAATAGTTTCTGGAACAGCAGGAACATACAAACTAGAATTAACAGATGTTGTCACGGCTGCTTTAGATGGCGATACTAGATATGTTTATGATGTAGAATTAATTTTAGCAGACTCGACAATAGAGAAAGTTCATCACGGAATCATAACCGTTAACGCAGAAGCAACTAAAGTATAATGAGTAAAAAAAGAACAGGACTAGAAAATTTCTTTACAGATATTTCTGGTGTTGATTTTATTGCTAAGTTAGATGAAGAAAAAAAACAAAAAGAATTACAAGAACAAAAAAAGATAGAAGAGGCAGCAGAAAAACAAAGACAGATTGTTGCTCAAAAAGAAAAAAGAAAACTATCTGAAACTAAAAAATTATCAGTATTAGAAAACTTATTTGGTGTACAAGAGTTCAAAGAACAGATTAAAGAAACAATTGAATCTAACGCAAAAGTAATTAAGCAAAAATCACCTGAACAAGAACAAAAACTTTTAGAGACTTTAGAAAATCTGTATGGTTCAATAACAAAATTTGCAGAAAAACAACCTAATAAACAAGTATCTGAAAGTTTAGTAAATCAGGTAGAAGATGTAATCAGTAAAAATATTAAACCAGAAATACCAGAGATTGACAAATGGTCAGTTCAACCAGGTGATCCTATTCCTGCAACAAAAGAGTTTGTTGATACAGCAACCGTCTATGATGTTCTTTCTAAAAATGCAAAACAAATTACTGAAGATATTGAAACAGGTAATATGTCACTTGATGAATTATCAAAAAGTTTCAATAAATTTAAACAATTAACAACACTACAATTACAATCAATCGGTGGTGGCGGTGCTGGTGACTTAAAAGATTTAGGAGATGTTGATGTATCTGCTCAACAAAATGGTTTTGCATTAAAGTATAATTCAAGCACTGGTAAATATGACTTCGGAGAAGTTGCAAGTGATTTAAGTGCTGTAGATCAAAATATAATACCTGATACAGATAATGCAAGAGATATAGGTAGTTCATCTAAAAATTTTAGAAATGGTTATTTTAAAAATGTTTATGTATCAGGATCAACACTAGAAGTTTCAAACGATACAACTTTAAAAGGTGATACCGTTATTGGTGTTAATACAGGCGACTCAACTGAAGATACGGTAAATGTAGTCGCAAGATTTATTTCAAATTTAGAACCTTTGACAACATTAACACATGACTTAGGTTCCCCAGCAAGAAGATGGAGAGATATTTACTTATCAGGTAATACAATCGACCTTGCAGGTGCAACAATATCAGGTGATGGTACAGGTGCAATTCAAATATCTGCTACTGGTGCAACATTACCTGCAGGATCAAAAATAGGAACAGATAAAATTGCTAAAACTAACGCAGAGGGTACCGTGACTAAAAGTGTGCCTTTCTTTACACAGGCAGGTGGTCTAAGTACAGCAAACACTACATTTACTATGGCTGCAGGTTCTTCTAAATCCTCAGTGTTTACTGCATTTAAAAAGGCAGATGGTAGTACGCAAGGTAGATTTGAATTGTTTAGTTTTTAATATGAAAAAATATATAAATAGAGATAGGAGATATTAATGTCAGCAAAGGTACCTATAAGAACCGTATTTGATGGATCAACTGCAACAGGATTAGCAGAGTTTCAATCAGGAGAATTTATCGCATTATCACATGGTGGTCTAGGCGCTTCACTATCAATCGGTGGTGCAGGACAAGTTTTAAAAGTTAACTCTGGTGGCTCAGCATTAGAATTTGGGGCAGTAGAGGCAGTTATTAATATTGATGGTGCAACTGATTTAACTGGTCAAACATTAGTAGATAACGATCAACTTCTTGTTTCTGATGGTGGTACTGAAGGTAGAATTAGATTATCTCAAATTAAGACATATATCACAACAGCATCTTTAAACGTCACAGGATCACTTCAAATTAATGGTAGTGATGTATCAACTAAACCATTCGCAATTGCACAAGCAATAGCACTTGGTTAATCTTATAAATATACCTGAATAACGAGGTATATTAATGGCAGAACCAGCAACAAGAGAACAACTTAAACAATACGCTTTACGAAATTTAGGTAAGCCTGTTATTGAGATAAATGTAGATGATGCACAATTAGAAGATAGATTAGATGAGGCACTACAATATTTCTCACAATATCACTATGATGGTGTTGAAAGAGTATATTTAAAATATCAATATACAGAGGCAGATAAAACTAGACTTACAAGTAATACATCTTCTTCAGCAACTAAAAACTCTATCACAACAAATTTTTCTGAGGCAAACAATTATTTAATTGTACCTGATAGTGTATTGGCAGTTAATAGAATATTTAATTTATCAGACAAACATAATTTAAATTTATTTGATGTTAGATACCAATTGAGATTAAATGACTTGTATGATTTTTCTTCTACAAGTATAATTCACTACGATATGGTTTTAAGACATTTAGATTTTTTAGATCACATTTTAGTAGGTGAAAAACCAATAAGATTTAATCAACACAATAATAGACTTTATATAGACATGGATTGGTCTGAAGATTTATCAGTAGGTGAGTATATAATAATTGAGTGTTATAGAAAATTAGATCCAGAAACAATGACAGATGTATATAATGACATATATCTAAAAAGATATGTGACCGCTTTATTTAAAAAACAATGGGGTGCTAATCTATCTAAATTTAATGGTGTCGCAATGATAGGTGGAGTAACCTTAAACGGACAACAAATTTATTCAGAAGCGCTACAGGATGTTGAAAGACTAGAGACAGAGATCAGAGGTACTTACGAAACACCTGTAACCTACATGATAGGATAATTACATGGCAGTTAACCATTTTTTTCAAGGTGGTGATGGTATAGGAAACGCCGCCGAAAAAAGATTACATGAAAATCTAATAATAGAAGGCCTAAAAATCTATGGGCATGATGTCTATTATCTACCTAGAACATTGGTTAACCAAGACTTAATATTAGGTGAAGATGTATTAAGTAAATTTACTTCATCATACTTAATAGAGATGTACATGGAAACAACTGAAGGTTTCCAAGGTGAACAAGAATTAGTATCTAAATTTGGTTTAGAAATTAGAGAAGATACAACATTTACGGTTGCAAAAAGAAGATGGTCAGACTCAGTAGATGATCCTGCAACATTAATAAAAGGTGGCAGACCTAATGAGGGTGACTTAATTTACTTCCCTCTAATGAATAGTTTTTTTGAAATACAATTTGTTGAAGATCAGGAACCATTCTTTCAACTAGGCAACTTACCTGTTTATAAATTAAGATGTACTAGATTTGAATATGCGTCTGAAAAAATTGATACAAATGTTTCTGATATTAATAAATTAGAAGACAATCTATCAGTAGATCAACTAAATCATCAATTTAGTTTAGAAACAGCGACAGACGGTGGCACAGGTGCGTTATTACTTGAGTCTTCAACTGGCGAAATAAATTATTTAATTAACGAAGAATATAATCTACAAACTCAAACTAGAGATTTTGCTGATAACAATACATATGAATCAGATGCAGGTTTTGGCACAACAAGTACCGCTGATGATATATTAGACTTTACAGAAAGAAACCCTTTTGGTGAAGTAGATGAAGGATTTTAATCATGTTTGGAAAACATTTTTACCATGAATCATTAAGAAAAATTGTAGTAGCATTTGGTACTATCTTTAACAATATCGTTATTCATAGAAAAGATAGTAGTGGTAATGTGATACAATCTTTAAAAGTACCTCTTGCATATTCGCCAAAAGAAAAGTTTTTAACAAGATTAGAACAACAAGCAGATTTAAGTAAGAGAGAAGTGGCAATAACTTTACCTCGTATGGGTTTTGAAATTTCAGGACTTAATTATGATCCAAGTCGTAAATTACAAAGACTTGGTAGATTTAAAGCAACAAGATCAGACAGAGGTGATGTTTTAGATTATCAATATAATCCTGTGCCTTACAATATAAGTTTTAATTTATATTCTTTTACAGCAACTGCTGAGGGTGGTTTACAAATTGTAGAGCAGATACTACCTTACTTTCAACCAGATTACACAATAACCGTAAACGCAATACCAACTATGGGTGTTAAACGAGATGTTCCTGTTGTTCTAAATAGTGTAAACTATGAGGATACCTATGATGGTTCATTTACACAAAGAAGAGCAGTAAATTACACAATGAGTTTTACTGCTAAAACATATTTGTATGGACCTGTATATGCAAAAAGAGTTATCAAAGAAACTCAAGCAGACTTATATACAGATACAGCAGAGGGTCCTAAAAGAGAAGAAAGAATCATTGTAGTGCCTAATCCTACAAGTGCAGACGCTGATGATGATTTTGGTTTCACAACAACAATAACTAATTTTACAGATAGTAAGAACTACAATCCAGAGACTGATTCAGACGAATAAATACTAATATATTATTATGAAAAAAAACTTTGTTATTTTAGGTGGTGGTACAGCAGGTTGGTTCACTGCCCTTTTTATTCAAAAAGTCAGACCTAACGATAATGTATCTATTATAGAAAGTACAAAAATAGGTACAATAGGTGTAGGCGAGGCAACAACCCCAAACATTATTAACTTTTTTACTTACCTCAATATACCAATAGAAGATGTAATTAAAAATACAAATGGTACTATCAAAAATGGTATTAGTTTTGAGAACTGGAATGGTGATGGTAAAAAATATTTTCATGCTTTCTTTGAACACTTAACGCCGTTTAAAGTACACCCAATGTTTTCAAATGATTGTTTTGAATTTTATTTAAAACATTTAATACATGAAAATAAAAATTTAGATGATTATCAATATTCATCTTTAATATCTTATCAAAATAAAGTAGATACTAAACATCTTTCATACGCATTACATTTTGATGCAGGTATGTTGGCTGCATTTTTAAAGAAGACAGCAATTGAAAGAGGTATAAACCACATAGACGCAGAGTTTGAAAGTCTATCTACTAATGATAAAAATGATATTACAAAAATTACTTTAAACAATGGTCAAAGTGTAGATGTAGATTTTGTATTTGATTGTTCAGGTCTTGCAAAAAAAATTATAGGTGAACACTATAAAACAAAATGGATTACTTACAAAGATCATTTACCTATGAAAAAGGCAATCATAATACCAAAAGAAAAAGAAGATTTATTCCCATATACAAAAGCGATTGCCATGAAGTATGGTTGGATATTTGAAATACCTTTACAACATAGAGTAGGTAGAGGTTATATCTTTGACTCAGATTATATAAACGAAGAACAAGCACTTAAAGAGTGTGAAGAATATTATGGTGAAAAAATAAATGTTAAAAAGGTAATTGATTTTGATGCAGGTAGATTTGAAAAAGTTTGGGTTAATAATTGTGTTGCTGTAGGATTATCATCTACATTTATTGAACCTTTAGAGTCAACATCTCTGTTTTTAACAATAGAACAATTAATGATGTTTAATCATTTTCATAATACATGGTTTGAAAGCAATGAAGATGATAGAGAATTGTACAACTTAGTATGTGGTAATAATATGAAAGAGACATTAAGTTTTGTGTATCTACATTATATTACTAAAAGAAAAGATAGTCAATTTTGGATTGACTTTCCTACTAAACATAAACCACCTAAACATTTTGAAAAAAAATTACACAAATTAAAACAAAACAATATTAGACACTATGATTGTGTTGATACAATGTTAACAGCACAATTTAGAATGTCAAGTTATATTCAAGTCGCTCAAGGTCTAGGTGTTGCAGAGGTACCAATTAATATCAAAGGTTTTGAAAATATTGATCCGTCAGTAGATAATTATAAAAAACTTATTGATTATAATGCCAAGTATGCAGATACCATGTCTGAATATTTAAAAAAACTATAAATAGTCCTATGGGCATTAATGATAAAATAAACGAAGTATTAGGTATACCAACGGTAGATAATATCAAAAATTTACCAGAGAAAAAATCTATACCTGCTGTTCCTAGACTAGAGGATAAAAATAAAGAAGATGTTGAGAATGATTACAAATACAGCAGAGAAAATTATTATAACTTAATCGAAAGAGGACAAGATGCTATTCAAGGCATACTTGATATTGCAAATGAAAGTCAACACCCTAGAGCATATGAGGTTGCAGGTAATTTAATTAAACAAGTTGCCGATACGGTTGATAAACTGCAAGACTTACAAGGTAAACTTAAATCTTTAAAAGATGTGCCCAATAAAACAAATACAAATATCAAACAGGCATTGTTTGTTGGTTCGTCAAAAGAATTACATTCGCTTTTGAAGAATAAAAATAAGGATGTTCAAAGTGATGAAGATAAAAGTTTTAAAGGCAAAACAATCACACCCACAGAAACAGACATTTCTGATAAGTGATTTAGGTTATACAAATAAAACGCCTTATCCTCATAAAGAGAAAAACAAAGACACTTGGTTAGATGAGGGCATGAACAATCCAATTGAAGTTATTGAATACGGCACTACTAATCAACCTCGTAAAGGTGTAGGTGGTGTTGAGTATATTGAAAAGAAATATAAAGTTAAATATGGTAGTAGTAGAGTAAATGCTGCTATCAAAAAAGGTTACAACGCAATAGAAGGAATATTAGTCAATGAGTGAAAATTATTTAGGCAATCCTAATCTATTTAAAGCAAATACACAACAACAATACACTGAAGAACAAATCAGAGAGATTGCAAAGTGTATGGAAGACCCTATTTACTTTATCAAAAAATATACAAAGATTGTAAATATAGATGATGGTTTAGTGC